ATAAAATCATTTTCAAAAATACTTATATATTCAGAATAATAATTATCTAATAAATCCTTAGCAAAATTTTTTGAAATTAGATACATTTGTGTTCCTGATAAATATTCAGGATATTCGTGATATTTAAAAAAAGATGTTTTTGGCATTTCAGCCTTTAATTTAAAATTACTATATATATTATCGTTTCCTATCTTATATGGAATCATATAACTTAATAGTAAAATATCTAAGTGTAAAAATCTAAAATCATTAATAACCTTTTTGAAATTTTCATTAAACTTTTCATGAATACAAATATCATCTTCGCAAATGACAGCATAATTTTTATTCGAATTATGATAAAATTCATATAAAATATCTAGGTGTCCATATATAATAGACCGGTGACGTTTATTATATTTAGTTAATTTTTCATTTATTCGCTGGTCTGTATATTGAACTCCGTTATAAAAATTACAATCGATATTTAATGTTCTAAATCGATTTATCATTTTATTTCTTTTTTCTTCATCATTGAATGATAAACAATAAAATTGACAAATGCCAAACGATGACATTCTAATATTCTTTTAGATTTTCTTTTAGATTTTCTTTTAGATTTTCTTTTAGATTTTCTTTTAGATTTTCTTTTAGATTTTCTTTTAGATTTTCTTTTAGATTTTCTTTTAGATTTATTTCTTCGTTATATTTTTCAAATACTAATTTGAATGATATAATAATGATAGACCCATATGTTAATAAGTTGATTGAAAATTTGTCAGACGACACAAAAACTCTACAAAGACTTGATTTAGTTTTAGACGGTGGAGTATTTAATGGTAGTTATTTAGTTGGTGCATTGTATTTCTTAAGAGAAATGGAGAGAAGAAAATATGTTAAGATTGAAAGAATTTCAGGATGTAGTATTGGTTCTATAGCAGCCTTTTCATATTTTATTGATTCTCTCGATATAATGCCTAAACTATATGATATTGTAAGAGATGAATTTAAGAATAAATTTTCACTTAAAGTTATAAAAACGCTTAAAACTCATTTAAAAGATAGAATTCCGGATGATATATGTAGCAAAGTTAATGGTCGATTATTTATTTGTTATAATGATATAAAAAAAAATAAAAAGATTGTAAAATCACGCTACAAAAATGTAGATGAAATAATTGATACAATTATTAAATCTTGTTATATACCATTCTTAATTGATGATAATATTTTTTATAAGAACAAATATATTGATGGCATAAATGCATTTATTTTTAATAAAGAACCTAATAAAAAAATTTTATACATGGATTTATTAGGATATGATAAAATTATAAATACATTAAATATTAAAAATGAAAAAAGTAACTTTCATAGAATATTAACAGGATTATTAGATATACATAGTTTTTATATTAAAAAAACGAATACTTCTATGTGCAGTTTTGTGAATGATTGGAGTATTTTTAATAAAACTCACCATAGTTTTAGACTTATATTAGAGAGAATAATAATTAATATTATAATATTATTAAACTATGCAAAAAAATATCTACCTCACGATATTAAGGACAATATTATAGTTAAGATTATTTCAAAAATTATATTTGATATATTTAGTATAATTTTAGATACTTATTGTTTATAATTTAGTTTAAAAATCAAATTGTAAATATCAATAGAATTTAAATGGATGCTATTGATATTACTGATTCCGCTTTTTCTTTAGATGCAACTGATACCAATACGATTTTTGGTGGAAGTTCAATAAATGACTACACCACGTTTATTTATATTGGTGCAGCTATATTAATTATTATTATTGGTATGTTTATTTTTAATTTTTATCAAAATAAAAAAAATAGTGAAAGCCAAGGGCAAGAACTAGATTGTGAAGGAGGGTTTTGCACTATGGAACAAAGTCCGATAGATCCTTCACAATATAGTAATTAGTAATTAGTAAATACCTTTCTTATGTTTTCTAGTCTTCTTTGAATTGTAAAGATTTAAAAATCCGCTCTTTCTAGTTTGTCTTTTCTTTTTATTTTTATCATTTTTATTTAATTTTATCTCTTGCTTTTGACTTTTAATATCATCTGGTCTATAGTTTAAGAACCATTCTTCGAACTTTTTTTTATCTTTACTTTGTTTTAATTCTTTGTATTTTGCTGCTTTTTCTGTCTTCATTTCTTCCACGGATTCTTGATGACCATAACACGTTATACTAAAACGTTTTAATAACCCTTTTTGTGCTAATCTATTTTTTTGTTGGACGTCAAATAAAAATTTTGACATGCAAAGTATTCTATCAATAAATTCATTATAATATGGTTTATTAGCATATAAAAATGCTAAATAAAAACTTAACATGGTATCAATTGTTGCTACTTTAACTTTTTTACCATTCATCATTAATACATTGTAGCTATGACAACCAATTGGTTTATAAATAAATAAAATAGTATCTTTATTAACCTTAACTTCATAATGCTCTGGAACAATCTCTCCAACACCTGGTTGTTTAATTATTTTAACATTTTTTATACCATTATCATCTAATCTTTCTTTAATAACTTGTGCTGTTGTTTCAGGATTATTAGATAATACATCAAAATCCGCACTTTTTTCTATTTTTTTTCTTAAGTTTGCAGGCATATATTGTGAGTAAAGAGTATTTGCAAAACCACCAAAAAATACTACACCTTGATTTATTAATGTATTTTTAACCGCTTCAAATATTTTATCTTCATTCTCTTTATGTTCCATTTCACGCTGAAAGTCAACATTATTACAATCTATATCTGTTATAGGATAATTCTTATTTAAGAGTGTTAAACGTTTTAACACCTTTTCCCATCTACTAATATCTCCAGCAGGTCTAGATAATTCTAAATACATAGACATTCTTAAAAAATTTGGAGGTGCATATAAAACACCTCCAACACTAATTGCATCTTTTTTGAGAGAAATAAAAATGTCTTTTGGTAAATAAGTTATATCAGCAACAGCCATATAATTAACATAAACCTTATAAGTTCCATGATGTTGCCCGGATTTTGCTTCAACATCAATAAATCCTTTTTTATAATAGATATCAGCCAATTCTTTTGCATCTTCTAAGGCATTTAGAGAGAAAAAATCATAATCTGGTAGCTCTACATCTTTATTATAAAATCTATCCTCTTCTGGTAATATATTATTTATAGCAGTTCCACCATAACATATTTCTTTCTTTCGTTTAATAAATTCTTCAACTATATTGATTATTTTTTGGACATCTTCTGAATTTACAACGCGCTTACCCATTTTCTCTTCTGCCTTGTCTACTGCCATACGCAAAATTGCAAGTTCGCAATCTGCAAATGATAAATCTTTACATAATTTTTTATCTTTTGACATTCTCTTATATTATTCAATTAAAATAAAATTGAATAATAAAGTAATTTAAATTATATAAATTATACTAAATAATACATATGTCAACTATTGAAGAAAAAATCCAAGTTATTAATATTTCTTCGGTAGCTCGGAGAATTAAACGAGAATTAGAAAAAATGATAAATTTTGGTATTTGTCAAAATGATGATATTAGTATTTCAAAAAATGTAGATTTTAATAATGATTTTGAATATCATGTAAGTATTTACAATAATAAAGATAAAAGACATTATGAATTTATTTTATATAATCATTACCTTTTTAGTCCACCTAGATTAATTTTAAACCACAAACCATATTCGGAGTATTTGAAATTTAATTCTGAAGTTTTTACACGTATCTTTTATAAATATAAAGGTAATCGTTGTTTTTGTTGCGAAACAAAATTACGTGGTGTTAATTGGTGTCCTCAAATTACGATGCTAAATGTAATGGATGAAGTTGATAGATTTCATAAAGATTGTAAAGAAATTGCAGACATAATAATAGTAGCAGTTATAAAAAGAAAATATTTAATAAATGATATAAATATCATTCAATGGTTATGAATGGATATCAAACCATATTATAATATTATGTGTAAATTATCTAAAATTTAAAACTATAATAATCGGTAGATTCTTCGCGGGTAGCATAAGAGTATTCTGGTAACTGTGGCGTTGGACCTGGAACAGTAACAGGTTGATATCTCAATTCTGGTGGTTTTAATGAGAATGCATAACCTGCTCTGTCGAAGAACAAAGTATTTTCCATAAGGAAATTATCAACCATTTGATATCTCATTGCTACCATTTGACATCCTGCAGCTCTACATAATAAACCACTAGGATTAGATGGATTAACTCCGCTATCAGGCAAAACAATTGTCATAGCGCGTTTATTATATTCTGTCAATTCATTAATATCGGGAGTATTTTTGACATTATAATAGGTGTATTCTCTCATAAATATAGAATTGCTTGTTAAATTAACATATTCTAATAACTGTTTATTCTCTAAGAATGCAGTATTACTTCTATCAACAATTAATCCAACTTTATTTTTGAGCTCTAATAAAGGGACATTTCCTAAATTTTTACCTTGTGATTCATAACTATAATTCATCCCTAACATAATATTTGTATAAGACTTAAATATCTTAGCTAAATTGGAATACATATCTTGGTTATTGCTCAGAAATCTCAAATGAATGAATAGCGGGTCAGTTGGATTAGGACAAGTGCCTCCTGAAAACGCATAATTTTGAATTGTATCCATAACAGTAGCAAAATTTACTGAATTAAATGTTTCCTTTACATAATAACTATCACTTGTGCTAGTTGCAACAACCGGCTGGTTATTTACTGAATAAATTTCAAAATCAAGACATCTAACACCTTGCTTAATAACTGCTTTTAAGTTTCCTATATCAGTAAAACTATTTTTGTATGAACCACCTGAACAAGCATTATAAGCTGTTTTTATGTAATAATCAAATAAATTACCACTACAATCTGAGTCGGAACTTGTAATAGACCTTATATTTCCGTTGACGGATGGATATAAATTATTCATATAACTAACCTGACTATTTTGTAATCTACTTAAATAAATCATATAACCTATAAAAATGATTAGAATAATAAAAATAAATGCTGATATCATATACACTTGAAACTGTTCGTCCATTTTTTTAATAGCGCTTAAATAATCATTTGGTGTTGAAGACATTATTAATATATTATATTATTTTTAATTTTTAGACATAATTAAATTATATTATGATGAAATTAATAATTAAAAAATAATAAATATATAGTATAACTATGCCGGGTGGCTTAATGCAACTAGTATCTCAAGGACAACAAAATTTAATTCTAAACGGTAATCCTAGTAAAACTTTCTGGAAAACAACATATAAAAAGTATACAAATTTTGGATTGCAAAAATTTCGTCTTGACTACGATGGTTCTCCAATGTTAAACTTAACAACTGAAAGCACTTTTACGTTTAAGGTCAAAAGATATGCAGATCTGCTTATGGACTGCTATATTTGCATAACATTACCAAATATATGGTCTCCAATATTTCCTCCACAAGCTTATCAACAAAATGATGGAACAACAGCTTATTCAGATTGGGGTCCGTATGAATTTCAATGGATAAAAGATCTTGGAGCACAAATAATAAGTAAAGTAACAATAAATTGTGGCAATCAACAACTCCAACAATATTCAGGTCAATATATATTAGCTTCAGCACAGAGAGATTTTTCAGGAAGTAAACTCCGTTTGTTTGATGAAATGATAGGAAATGTTCCTGAATTAAATGACCCCGCAAATGCAGGAGCTCGTGTAAATGCTTATCCAAACGCATATTATACCCAAAGTCCTGCAGGAGCGCAGCCTTCAATTATGGGAAGAACATTATGGATACCTTTAGGTGCATGGTTTAATTTGTCAACATTTCAAGCATTTCCTTTAGTAGCACTTCAATATAACGAATTATCAATAAACGTAACATTTAGACCTATGAATGAGTGGTTTACTATTCGTGACGTTGAAGATTACACAAATAATTTTCCAGTTGTAGCACCAAATTTTAATCAATATTATATGCAATTTTACAGATTTTTACAAACACCTCCTGATGAAGAATTGGGTCCTACATCTTATATAGATACAAGAACAAATTGGTTTGCAGATATAAATCTAAATTGTACTTATTGTTTTCTCTCTGATGATGAATCGACAATATTTGCAAAGAATGAACAAAAATATTTAATTAAACAGATTTATGAGAAACCATTTTATAATGTAACTGGTCAAAATAAAATAGACTTAGATTCGATGGGTATGGTAATAAGCTGGATGTTCTATTTTCAAAGAAGTGATGCGAATTTAAGAAATCAATGGTCCAATTATACAAATTGGCCTTATGAGTATATGCCTCAAGATGTTACCCCTGCACCAACTGCGGGAAATATTCCAAATCCAAATCCATTCCCTCCTCTAGGTGCGGTTACATTAGGTCCAGGTCTTGAACCAGACGGTTCATTATCAGGTTTATATTTAACAGGTGTGTATAATCCTCAAAATATAAAATATATATTAGTTGCATTAGGAATATTACTTGATGGTCAATATAGAGAAAATATGTTACCAGCAGGTGTTTACAACTTTGTAGAGAAGTATGTAAGAACTGCTGGATTTGCGCCACCAGGTTTATACTGTTATAATTTTTGTTTAAATACTGATCCATATACACTACAACCATCAGGTGCAATGAATATGAGTAGATTTACAAATATTCAATTTGAATTTACTACAATCTCCCCACCTGCAGACCCATATGCACAAGTATTAACTATATGTGATCCAGTAACAGGTGATATAGTAGGTATCAACAAGCCAACATGGCGAATTTATGGTTATAATTATAACATGTATTTAATAGAAGAGAGAGTAAATATGGTGGTATTTGTTGGTGGAAATGCTGGTTTATTATATGCAACTTAAAAATATATTCTTTAAATTATTTAATAAATAATATATTTAACCTACTTAAAGAACGAAATGTCATTTTCTCTACAACCATGTAGTATAAAGTTGAAAATTACTGAAAAGTCATGTAGTGAAAAAAACATTTTTGAAATTTGAAAAGTATTTTGACTTTTAAAAA